GAGGACAATGTGCTGTGCGCGGCGTGCCGCTCGGGGAACCATCTGGCGTGCGATGGCGGAGAATGCCGGTGCGTATGCGCGCTGGAGCTGGATGTAAAATTGCCGAGGAAGTGGAGGGCGGCTTGATGCAGGCGCCGATGGGAGACCGGATCGACGACGCCACGACGCTGCGGCTGCTGATGGCGTGGCTGGACCTGCGGCCGGGACAGTTGGCGCAGACGCTGGGCATGACACCGGGGGCAGTGGCGCATTGGCTGAGCGGGCGCACGCGGCCCTCGCCGGCCATGGCGCAGGCGCTGCTGGAGCTGGCGAAGAAGCACGAGATCACGTTCACCACGGCGGGCGTGCCGGTGCCGGTGTATTTGCTGGATGGGAATGAGAGGATACGGTGAGGCCGTACTACGAGCACGCGGGGATCACGATCTGGCACGGGGACACGCTGGAGACGCTGCGCGGGCGCAACGGCCAAAACAGCTTTCTCTCTTGGGGGGGGGGCGATGAGGAGTAAATGGGCGTGAAGCCATATCACCTGAGCACTTGTGTTGAATGGGGGACGCCCGAGCGCGTCTACGCGGCTCTTGATGCCGAATTCCACTTCGACCTTGATCCATGTCCACTCGGAGGCAACATAGACGGAACAGCGCCACTTTTCGTGAATTGGAGGGGGCGGAGAGTGTTCTGCAATCCTCCATATGGTCGAGGTATTCGGCCATTCCTTGAGCGTGCACGCGAAGCTGATGTTGCCGTTTTTCTCCTCCCCGCGAAAACTGATACTCGCTGGTTCCATGAACTTGTGCTTCCGTGCGCCAAAGAGATCCGATTCATCAAAGGCCGTTTGGTCTTTAAGGGAGCGAAGCACAATGCTCCATTTCCGTCGATGGTGGTAGTTTTCGAGGGGAGTATGACCACTCAGCAGATAGTCAAGCTCTTCCGGGCTAAGCGTGTCGGCAAAGGCAAACATGAAGCGTAATCCAACCCTTGACGATCTCGTTCCCTGCAATGTGGATGCCGAGAAAGCCATCCTCGGCGCCATGACGACCATGCTGGTGGCGCAGAAGCTGAACTGCCGGGGCATCGCCATCGAACTGAACGCCGAGTACATCGAAATCGGCAAGCGGCGGCTGCAGCAGGAGGTTTTTGCGTTTTCTGATCCCTGTTCCCTGACCCCTGATCCCTGCGAGGCGGAGCTGAGCGCATGACCGACGAGCTTTTTAGTCCGGAGGAGGTTCCGCCGGCGCCGAAGCGGCGGGGACGGCCGCGGGGACGGCACTTCAAGGGGCCAAAGGAGCCGCGGATTCCGCATGTGGCGCGGCAACCCGGAAAACCTCTTGACGCGCTGCAAATGGCGCAGATGAAGCGGCGCATCGTGGACGGGCTGGTGCACAAGACGCTGGACCGCATCCTGGGTGAGAATCTCGATTTGCCGGGGCGGCGCATGATCGCCCGGTGGATGATGGAGGACACGGGCTTTGCGCGGGAGTGCGTGATTGCGCGGCAGGAGCACGCGCAGGGGCTGCTGGAGCTGATCCAGGCGGAGCTGCTGGCGGCCAAGGACCGGAATGAGGCCTACGCGGCGCAGGTGAAGGTGCAGCACTTGCAATGGTATGTGAGCAAGATTTTGCCAATGATCTATGGGGACAAGCTGGAGATCGAGCACAAGGTGGAGCGGGTGATTTTGCCGCCCAACCCGCAGGATCTGCCGGAGTTGACGCAGCCGACGATCCAGGGGCTGATTGAGGCGAGCACGATTTTGCCGGGGACGGCCCGGCCGACGACGGAGGGGTGATGGCGAACAAAGCGGGGACGCCGGAGCAGATTTCGAGAGCCGAATGGAGCGCCGCCGCCGCCCGGCGCGCATACTTGACTGCCGAGCAAGAGGCTCAACGGCTGTACAAAATCTATTCCGACGCGGAGGCGCTGGTGGAACAACTTAAGGCGCCGCCGGAGCCGGCGAGAGCTAAAGGTTGGGGGACGACGGAGAGATGATGTCGAGGACGGTTCACATGTGCGTGTCGGTGCGTGGAATGCTTCACTGGTCCCCCGCTGAGACGAAGCGTAATCTCCGCTCGATCACGAAATCCGATGGGACTCGATTCGCCAGCGTTGCCGAATTCCGTGCTGAACTTATGGACGAACTCGTGCGTGGGCACGAAGTTATCCCGATGGGCGAATCATGCGAAGGCTTCGATTATAAAAAGGGCTGCCCTGGGCACGAAGACGAAGAGCGAAAAGCTAGAAGCTAGGAGCTAGAAGCTGCTTTTATGTCCGACCTTTCCGGCCAATTCGATCTGCGGAACTGGGAGCCGACGCCCAAGAACAAGCGTATCCGCATGAGCAGGGCGCCGAACCGGCTGCGCGTGGGCGGCACCGGATCGAGCAAAAGCTCGGACATGATGATGGAGGCGATTCAGAGCTACCTGCTCTACTGGGATGGACTGACGGCGCTGTGGATTCGGCGCAACTACGGCGACATGAAGGACTCGGAGATCAAGGACCTGCACGAGTTCATCCCCAACGAGCTCTTCAAATACAACAAAAGCGACCACGTGGCCACCTTTTACAACAAGAGCACGTTGACCTTCGGCCACATGGACAACAACTCGCTGAGCGACCTGAGCCAGTACCTGTCGGCGGCGTTTCCGCTGATCATCTTCAACGAGTGCGGGCAGATTGCCGGCGAGGCCTACGCCTGGATGAGCAGCCGCAACCGGCTGAATCCCGGCTGCAAGCTGAGCGTGCACGGCACGCTGCCGCGGCCCGCCATGCTGGCGGCGACCAACCCGGTGGGCCCGCACTGGCCGTGGTACAAGACACAGTTTGTGGAGAAGCGGCCCTGGGAGGCTCCCGAGGGCGCGACGGTGGACGACAGGGGGCGCTACTGGCTGGAGCGTGACGGGAAACCGGTGTGCGTGTACGATCCGGCCGACTGGGATTATGTGCACTCGACGCTCCTGGACAATCCCCACCTGATCAAGCGCGATCCCGCGCTCTACCAGAGGCTGATGTCGACGTTGAACGCGGCGGACCGGGAGCGGCTGCTCTACGGCAACATGGACGCGCAGAGCGGGCAGTACTTCGACTGCTGGGACCCGGATGTGCACGTGGTGGATCTCAGGACCGATCCCAGCGCGATCCGGTGGGACGCGAAGCAGGCGAAGTGGTGCGGGCAGGACGCGGGGCGGGCGCACTTCGGAAGCTGTTTCTGGTTTACGTGGGCCAAGGTGCGGCCGAAGCTGGGCGGCGAGTGGCGGGAAAAAATCGTGGTCTATCGGGAGCGCGTGGAAAAAGGAAAGGACCAGGCCTGGTGGGCGGACGAGCTGGCGCGGTTGAGCGTGAACCGATGGGAGGGGTACGACCGGGACAACAATCCCGTGAAAAAGGGCGCGAAGGAGAAGATAGAAGCCATCTGGTACAGCCATGAGCAGTTTGCGCTGCGGATGGAGGCGCACTCGCCGGCCGAGGAGTACACGGCGCTCTTGGTGAAGCGGGGGCTGCCGGCGGTGAGCCGGGGAACGCGGGACCGGAAGGCGTCGGCGTCGATGGCCTACAACCTTTTCAACCGGCATGGGATTGTGATTCTGGCCGAGTGCGAGGAGCTGATCCGGGCGCTGCCGAGCCTGATGCGGGACGAGGCGGACCCGGAAGATGTGGTGAAGCGGGAGGACAGCGACACCACGCAGAAGGCGGACGACTGCTGGGACGGGTTCCGGCACGGGCTGTATGGTATGCTTTCGGGCAGGCCGGAAACCTACGAAGAGAAGACCCGCGAGATGGCAGCGGCGCAGCCGGACCCGTTCAAGCGCTGGTTTCTGGTGGCGCAGCGGCAAAGGCAGCAGGCGGCAACGCGGGTGATCGTGCCGGAGTACAAGCCGGTGTGGATGAAGGAATTGTGAGAAAGACAGGGACCGAGGGAACAAGGGAACGAGGGAACAAGAAAGCAGGAGCGTACAATGGGTCCGACTTTGCGGTTTGTGCCGGGAGCGCGGCGAAGGAAGATACGGGTGGTGCGGCAGGTGATGCACCTGCTCGATCCGCTGACTTATGCAGTGAGCAGCGGCACGGTGCGGCGGCATGAACCGAAGCGCGACCGGACGGTGAGCGCGCGGCAGTGGAAAAAACGACAGAAGGAGGCAAGGCGTGGAAATCAACAATGAGATCAAGTTGGTCAACGCAATCTGTGAATTTTCGCAGGGACTGATGGCATTTTTCCGGGAATTGGCACAAAAACCGTAACGGAACGGCGGCTGCTAGAAGTTAGCGGCTAGAAGCTGCTCTTAGCAGGGGAGATGCGGCATGTGGGTTGACAGGGAAGCCTGGGAACTGTTGAAGGATGAGCTGAAACATCAGCGAGCGGTGAATCTCAGCCTTGGCGCGAAGCTCGACGAACTGGAGAAGCACCACCGGAAGCAGGAGGATGCGCGGGCGCAGGACGCGCGGGAGATCGAGCGGCTGGCCGGCGAACTGAAGCTGCGTGAGACTTGGGGGCTGGAGAACTCCACGCTCAAGGCAGAGAATGAAACCCTCAAGAGGAATCGAACGCTGCCGCCGCAGATGCCAGCGTGGGCGCGGGATGTGGACTGGTCGCGCGTCGAAGGGGCGCCGCAGACGTAAGACAGCCTCTAGCTGCTAGCTTCTAGCTCCTAGCTGGAGGCTAAAGGCTAGAAGCTAGGAGCTGTACTGATGAGCTACAAAGCCACGGACGGAAAGGTTTTCCAGCACGGGGGACAGTTCCGCAAGTACCAGGACTGGCTGGACACGGAATCGAAGGCTCCCACGGGCCGGAATCACGAGCAGGGCGTGAAGGATCACGGGCTGCCGCGGCGGGTGATCATCGACAACGAGGGTGGAGGGCGTCACCGGGTGACGATGATCCACGCGGACGGGGAGAAGAGCACGAGCGTACACCCGGAGGCCTACCGGGCGATGGACGTGGCGCGGGAGACGTATGTGCCGCCGCCGCCGGAGGCGATCCAAACGCACGCGCGGGCCAGGGTACACCCGGTGGGCGAGAAGGAAGTGAAGCGGATTCGGGAAGAGGACGGGGAGAAGGTGGAGGAGACAGCACGTAGCTCTTAGCCTTTAGCTATTAGCTATAAGCTAACGGCTAAAAGCTGCTTTTGGAGGGACTATGTTCGAGCGCATGATGAAGGGCGGCCCGGTGAAGGAGCGGGCGGTGGAGGCGGTGCAACTGGATACGCCGGGCGAGACAGGCGATGCTGTACCGCGAGGTCGGGGCTTCGTGAGGGGTTACAGCGGGCGGCTGGGCGCGAAGAAGCCCGAGGACGTGGAGCAGCCGGAGGGTTGGAAGATGGGTCCGATTGCGCGGATGGGGGCGCGGCTGCTGAGGGAACCGGGGCTGCGGGATCGCGGCTTTTAGCCGCGATTCAGGTGTCAGGTTTCAGGGAACAGGGATCAGCCCGGAGGCGGCGATGGTGACTGCGGATTGTTTGGGTAAGAAGGTGCGGTTGGCTTTCTCGGACGGGTCGACGCAGGGAGTGGGGCAGGCAGTTGGATTTTGCGATGCGCCGATGGTGATGATTCAGGATGAGGCTGGGGAACAGGCCTGGTGGCGCGCGGACATGGCGGAGGTGCTGCCGGCAGGGCTGCTGCTGAGGTTTCCGAGCAGGAAGTAGGTCCGATGGAGAGGCCGAAAACCGTTGTCAGCTTATTGAGGGGCTCTAAAAATCCTGAGATCGGCGATATAGTGCGGTTCGCGCACTCCATGGCCGATCTGGATGCCGGTAAACTTTCCGGGACAGCCAGGATCTTCTCGATTGTACGAGGCGAGTACTTGGTTGAATGTGAGATCGATGAACTGCCCGCTGGAGTGACGTCAGCGGACATTGTTGCCGTGTGAGGGAATATGAGCGCATCCGAAAAGAGCATCGGGACGGAGAAGAGCGGCTACGCGGGGCCGGAGAACGGGCCATTTGCCTGCGCCAACTGCGGGCATTTTAGCTGGACCGGGCACTGCGACCACTCCGAGGTGATCGAGGACGCGGAAAACGGCGAGCCGGGGCTGAGTTTGAATAAGGCCGGCATGGCGCGGGTCGAGCCGGGAGGGTGCTGTAATGAGTTTCGGCAGAAGTAAGCGGGGTTAGCGGAGCTAGCGGGGCTAGCGGAGTTAGGGGAGGCGCTTTTTACTGACCACTGTTCACTGAAAACTGTGAACTGCGACCGGAGGGAGCGACATGGCGGGCAAATGGATCCAGAATTCGACCGAGCGGATGAAGGAAAAAGGTACCGAGGGCAGTTTTACTCGAATCGCACGCCGGATGGGCATGAGCACCGGCGCGGCGGCACGCAGGATCATGGCCAACAAGGATGAGTACCAGGCTTCGACGGTCAAAAAAGCGAATTGGGCCAAAAACGTGGCCGGGTGAGTACTAAAGTGTTTCACGTGGAACGCTTTGGTAAGGGAATGGAAAGGTAGGGCGCTTTGCGAGGATCTGATCTAACCGAGAAGCAGCTTAAAGCTGCGAAGGAGTACATTTTGCTTCGGCGAGTCGCCGATGGTGGCCCGGATCTGAGCGATGGGGCTCAGCTTTCGATGAGTTTTCAGAGTTTGGTGATGTTGGTGGCCGAATATGGGGCCTTGAGGGCCGGGAGCGTGGCAAAAGGTGGCAGCGTTGAAGAGCCCGGCGAAGTTTACCTTACCGGGATGGGCTAAAAGCTAAAAGCTAGAAGCTAGGAGCTTGAACCATGGCAACCCAGGCAGTGAGCTACACGCAGAGCCCGTTTCCGTCTGGTGACGGGACGGGGCAGGCGCAGGACGAGGAGGAGCAAGAGCCGAAGATGCCGCAGTTCGATCCCGGCGAGCTGGCGCCGTTCTGGGCCTCGCCGCACGAACCGGCGCAGCTCTCGGAGGATGCGGAAAAACAACTGCGGCGGCTCTGCGATCTGGTGGGCAACAAGGACGTGGCGGCGCGGCGCTGGGAGGTGGAGCAGAGCTGGGAGGCACGGCTCTACGACCATGGTTACCAGTATCTACTGCCACGCAAGGGGGGCGGCTGGGTGATGCCGCCCTTCGCAACCAACTACAACCGCGCCGGCTCGAACCAGGGCAGCAGGAAGTGGTACGGCTACGAGACCAATATTTATTCGAGCTACGGAGAGATCATCTCAGCGGCGCTGACGCGGGACATTCCCGCGGTGCGCTTTGAGCCGCAGGATCCCACCAGCGATGGCGACATTACGGCGGCGCGGGCGGCGACGAAGTATTCCCGGTTGTTTGCGCGGGCCAATGACCTGCTGGACTTGCAGCACCAGCTTGTGTACTACCTGAGAAACGATGGGCGAGCGCTGGTGGTGGTGGATCACATACTCGATGCGCAGCGGTTTGGGCGGCAGAAGTTGCAGGAGCCGGTGGTTCCCGAGAACGCTTCGGCGGAGAGCGAGCACCCGGCCATCTGGCTGGTGCGGCACGGCGAGACGGAGGCGAATGCCGACGGCAAGGCGCGGGGGCGACTTGAAATCCCATTGGATGAGCGCGGCGAGCGGCAGGCGGATCGCGCGGCGGACTGGCTGAAGCAGAGGCGCGTGGCGCGGATCGTGAGCAGTCCGGTGGAGCGCAGCCTGGAGACGGCGCGGGCGGTGGCGCAGGCCACGGGCGCACCGGTGGAGATGGACGACCGGCTGGCCAGCCTGAACATCGGCGACCTGGCCGGCGAGGATGGGCAGGCGGCGCAGGGCGAGATCGAGCGCTACGAGGAAGAGCCGGACACGTCGATGCCGGGCGGAGAATCGTTCAACGAGTTCAAGGCGCGGATCGAGGATGCGCTGACAGAGTTGCTCGATTCGGCAACGCCCGATGCGCCGGTGGCGATTGTGACGCACGATTCGGTGATCACGGAGATCTTCCGGCTGCTGATGGGCGATGATATTCCAGTAGGCGGGCAGGTGCCGCCGGGCGGCGTGGCGGCGGTGGAGGCGAATCCCGATGGAAGCTGGGCGGCGCATACTGCCTTTCCGGCCATCGCTCCCGAGCCGGCGCGCAGCCGGACGCGGGGCCTGCCGCGCGGGCGCGAGATTGCCGAGGTCTACGGAAAGCTGGAACACAAGGTCCCTATCAACGCCATGACGCTGAGCGACTGCCCATTTGTGCAGGTGAGCAAAGAGTACGACTTCGCCTACGTGAAGGGCATGTTCCCGGACAAGGCGGACAAGATCAAGCCGGGATCGGCGGGCGCGGGCGAGAACGAGCTGGACCGGATTGCCCGGATCAACGTGGCGCTGGCTCTGGAAGCGAGCTACGTGACGGGCGATTCCATGGTGCGCGACTGCACGGTGCAGAGGACGTGGTTCCGGCCGTCGATGTTTATGGAAGTGGAAGACCTGAACGTGCGCGCGGAGCTGCTGAACGAGTTCCCGGACGGCTGCCTAGTGGTGATTGCGGGCGAGGCCTTCATTTTTGCGCGGCAGGAGTCGATCGACGACCACTGTACGCTGATTCAGGCCTTTCCGGGCTCGGGCATGAACCGGCCCAGCCTGTGCTCGAAGCTGTTGAGCGTGCAGAAGCGGGTGAACAACTGGATCGACCTCTTGAACGATTACTTCATCCGCTGCGTGCCTGCGCGATGGTTCAACGTGGCGCTGGGCGACCCTAATCAGATCAAGGAATCCGCCAGCACGCCGGGGCCGATGATTCCCTATGATGCCAGCAGTTTGCAGAATCAGGCCGCGACAGGGATTACACCGGTCTGGGTGGAACCGGCGCCGCAGCAGAATCCGGCGATGTGGGACGCGATCATGCAGTTTATCAACGGACTGGCGCAACTGGTGAGCGGAGCATTGCCGAGTTTGTTTGGCGCGCCGTCGAACACGGACGCCTCGAGCGGGGTGGCGGTGGGGATCCAGAGAGACCAGGCGCTGGGGCGGCTGGGGACGCCGTGGCACGCCATGCAAGTGGGAACGGCCAGCTATTTTGCGCAGGCGGCGCGGCTGGCGGCAAGGATGCGCACGGAGCCGATCTGCGGCATGGACGGGGACACGGCGGTGCGGTTGGAGATCAGCGAATTGAAGGGCCAGGTGCTGGAGTTTCCGGAGAACGGTGCGAACTTCCCCGAGAGCTGGGTGCAAAAGCAGAGCCGCTACCAGACACTGCTGACGGACGCCGGAAATCCGCTGGTGGCGCAGTTCCTGAGCGCGACGCCGCTAAACATGCGGACGGCGGTGCGCATGGCGGGGATTGAAGAGCTGGAGATGCCGCAGGCGGATGCATGGGAGAAGCAGGTAGGCGAGATCGAGATCCTGATGCGGGCGGAGCCGGCGCCCAACCCGGCGCAGCAGCAGGCGCTGGCAGCGGCTGAGCAGCTTGGCGCGCAGGCGCAGGGGATGGCGCAGGGCGCGGCGACCCCGGAGCAGGCTAATGCGGCGCGGCAGGGAGCCGCTGCGGCGGAACAGGCGAAGCGGGCGGCGCAGGCGATGCCGCCGATGGTGAGTTCGCTGCCGGTGGACGCGGATTGTGACGATCACGCGACGGAGATGCAGACCTGCCTGTGGTGGCTGAACTCGCCGGCGGGGCGGGCGATGAAGAGCGGCAGCCCTGAAGAGCGGGCGGGGTGGCTGAACGTGGAGCTGCACATGCTGGCGCACAAGGCCAATGTGCCGCCGCCGACGCCGCCCATGAAGCCGGTGACGGTGACGGCGAACTTCAAGGACCTGCCGCCGGAGGCCGCGGCGGCGCTGCTGAACGAGTACAAGCTGCCGGGCGCGCCGCAGAGCGTGGCGCAGGACCGGGTGGCGAAAGAGGCGCTGCGGCACCCGGCGGAGATGGGGTTGGCGCCGGAAAAACAGGGAATGGGGACGGAGGCCCAGAATGCGAGCTAAGAAGACTGCGGCCACAAGCGGGTCGGCGATTAGGGAACCGCGCACGCTTTGGAAAGCGAATTTAAGGGTGGGGACAGCGAAACACGATTTTCTCTTCCGTTGCGGCGAAGAATTTTCAGAGGCTTCGCTGCTGGCGGAGGATCTGCTGCAAACGAGCGAGAGCACACGGATTTTCGGTGCGGTGATTGTTGGAATCGAGCGGGTAGCGACGCTCAGAAACTGAGATGTAACAAAAGTTACAAATGTAACAAAAGTTACAAGGAGGTACCAATGGACGGCGACGGGACGATGGTGGTGGATGCGGGCAGCGAGCAGGATGTGAGCTTGCTGGGCGATTTGGGCGGCGGGGATCAAGGCGACCAGGGCGACCAGGGGGACGCTGGGGATCAAGGCGACCAGGGCGATCAACAAGGGGATGCTGGGGACCAAGGCGATCAGGGAGACCAGGGAGACGCCGGCGCTGGCGGGGATGCGGCCGCGCAGGCTGCTCAGCGAGCGGACAAGACGCGCGCGGAGGTGGTGAAGTTTTTGCGCGAGGGCCGGAACGATCCGGAGCGGAAGCCGCTGATTGACGCGCTAAGCAAAGCATGGTACCGCGACCAGGAGTATGCGGCGCTGGGCGACATCAAGGACCTGCGCAGCTTGAAGGAGCAGATCGACATTCTGGGAGGCCCGGAGTCGATTGGGCGGCTGCGGGACCTGGAAACCAGCGTGGAATCGATCGACAAGATGGTGGACACGGGCGACCCGCAGGTGATACAAGACATGTTTGCGGAGAGCCCGGAGGGCATGAAAAAGCTGGTTCCGGTGGCTCTCGACAATCTGCGTACCCTGGATGTTAACGCTTACGCCGAAACGCTGATTCCACACCTTGCGCAGGCGCTCGACAGCAGTCCGATGCCGGAATGGATACGGAATGCCGATGGCCTGCTGAAGAAAGCGTATCAGGCGACCGATGCTGAGCACGTGAAGTTCTATATAGAGCAGGCGTTCGCCGAAATCAAGGGGGCATCGAATTGGCTTGGCGCCGTGAAATCGCAAGCCGCCGAGAGGCAGGGCGCCGGAGCGGGATCAGATGGCGCCGCCGGAACCGGCAGAGTTGCCGCCGGATCTGGTGTGGGGGCTGGCGGCGGCGCGGGTGCAGGCGCCGGCGGAGATGCGGGCGTGGTGGCGCAGGTGCAGAGCCAGCTTGTGCCGTGGGCCAAGACGGAGATCGAGAAGGCGCTGAAGCCTCTGCTGGGCGCGACGAAGCTGGACGCGGCGAAGCAGGCGGACATGGTGAGCCTGATTGCGGCGGAGGTGGACCGTAGGTTGGCGGCGGACCAGAGCTTCCAAACCAACCTGAAGGCATGGCAGAAGACAGGTAAGGCGGATCGGATCCTGAAACAGTCGCAGAGCGGCATCTCGGGCGTGCTGGCGGCGAGCGCGCGGGCGGTGTGGGAACGGCATGGGACCAAGGGATCAAGGGACCAAGGGACCAGGACAACACAGAGGCAGGGAACAGGGAACAGGGAACAGGGAACAGGGAATCGCACGCAGACGGTGAACAAGACGGCGGTGCTGGTGAGCCGGAAGCCGGCGGACGGGGACTTTGCGCCGGGGCAGGACATGATCGACGCGATGATCAAGCAGCAGGGGTACATCAAGGACGGGAACGGGCGCAAGCTGGTGCGGTGGAAGTAAGCCGGGATTCCTCCCGGCTTTTCCGGTCACCTGAAAATAGGATTACCGATTTGCAATGAGGCACGAAACAGGCGGGATTTGCGTTGCGAAGAGGTTTGGCTGGGGTGACCTTTGCAGTAAGAATAGCACAACCGGCGACGGAGCGGTCGCGGAGGCAAACATGGAAAGACAAGCGCAGGGAAAATTGGTGACGGGACGCAGCCAACGGAACAACGCCGCAACACGGCCAGCCGCAACAGGACCAAGCAGGACGCTGCCGCCAGAGCCGGATCAGTGCGAGGCAGTAAACACAGCCAGCCTTATGGAGAGGCTGGAAAGCTTGGCGGAAGTGTTGCAATGCCAGATCAGCGCCCTTGCGGACCAGATTGTCTGTGATGAGCCCGGGAATGGGCAAGGAACGTCTGTGCCCACAGGCCTGAACAAGCGGCTGGAGCGTGTGGTTCGTATCCTTGAGGCTGCCAACGAGACCGTGGAGGGTTTCGCGGTATACCTTGGGATCAAACTCTGAGCAAACGGTGAGGGCGCGGCCGCTATCGGGGGACAAATGGCGCGGCGGTCAATACTCCGGCGCCAGAAGATGCAGATCCGATGGCCTGCATTAGCGGCGGTCGCGCACCGATCCCTGAAACCTGAAACCTGACAAAGAGGAGGCAGCATGGAAGAGGACATGGTGGGCGTGGACGCTGAGGATCGGGAGACCGAGAGCGGCGAGTTCAATGAAGACGAGCAGGTTTTTCTACGCGCCCATCGGCGCGGGCAGGAGACCTTTACCCTGGTGGCGCAGGACCGGAGCGCGCCGCGCACGATCCTGTACTGGATTGGCGAGAACTTTGAGACGGCGCCGCCGGAGAAGCTGCGGGATGCCTTCGAACGGGCGCTGCGGATGCGGGAGTACAGCCCAAGGAAGTGGGCGGACTGAGAGACAGCCGCTAGCTGCTAGCTTCTAGCCTCTAGCTAGGAGCTAAAAGCTAGAAGCTGGAAGCTGGAAGCTGCGACCGAAGGGAGCACTGATGGGGGCGAAGACGGGGATTGAATGGACGGATTCGACGTGGAATCCGTTTATGGGCTGTTCGCGGGTGAGCGAGGGTTGCCGGCATTGTTATGCGGAGCGGTTCGCGCGGCGACTGGAGAGTAAGCCGAACTACGCGGGCCTCACGCAGATTGTGAATGGCGCGGCGGTGTGGAGCGGGGATCTGAAAGAGGGGTCCGGAGACACCTGGGATGCGCCGTTCCACTGGAAAAAGCCACGCAATATCTTCGTTAACTCGATGAGTGATTTGTTCCACCCGAAGGCCCGCTTGGCTGGTTGGATTTCTAGGGTTTTGGCTGTGGTCGCGCTGGCTCCCCGCCACAGATTTCAGGTTCTGACAAAGCGCCCCGAGTTGATGCTGGAGTTTTTCCAACAGTTCTATTCGGCGGAGGAATGGGCTGAATCCTTGAGCACACTGCGGGATGAAGACGATATTCCGCTGTTTGGCGAGAATGCCGAGTGCGCCATTGCCAACGCCATCAATGGGGTGCTGGGCGACGGGCACAACGTGGGCTGGCCGATGCGCAACCTGTGGCTGGGCGTGAGTGACGAAGGCAATCAGCACCAACGCTTAGATTTGCTCCAGCAGACTCCTGCAGCGAAGCGATTTGTATCCTTTGAGCCGCTGATTTTCGATCTTGGAAAAGTCAATCTCGAACACATCGATTGGGTGATCTGCGGAGGTGAGAGCGGCCCTGGCGCGCGGCCGATGCACACGGATTGGGCGCGGAGCCTGCGGGACCAGTGCGTGGCTGCGGGCGTGCCGTTCTTCTTCAAGCAATGGGGCGAGTGGTGCGACTGGGACCAACTGCCAGAAGATACAGCGCAACGTCTTGATGCTAATGGAGAAACGCCCACCGAAGGCCTTCTCCGTGTCGGCAAGAAAGCCGCCGAGGCGCTGCTGGATGGGCGCGAGTGGAAGGAGTTTCCAAAGACAGCCGCTAGCTGCTAGCTTCTAGCCTCTAGCTAGGAGCTAAAAGCTGGAGGCTAGAGGCTGCTTTTCCACACCCCCTCTTGACAGGTGGGAAATTTCAGGAGTAGGGTGCTTGCGAGCGCCGTTTCAGCGGGAGTGGCGCGCCGTGAGGTTTGATCGACTTTCAGTACGACCGGGAAACCGGGGCGTTGGGCTGAAACGTGGCAATTCCCTCCGCGATAATAAGGACTGGGAATGGCAGCCCGGAAAGACGGGCACTGTTTTACAGCCACCGGGATGTGCGGGCCGGGACCGCCCTTAAACTACACGGCTCCTCGCGGCTGACAATCCGGCCAACGACCAAGGCAACCTGTTGCCTTACCCAACGCAGGGGCACGGACAATCGCACACGGCCAAAGGCCGCGTGCCTGAATCCAAGTTCAGGAGATTGTCATGGCGAGTCCCCTCGTGGAATCGGCCGTAGAAGCAATTGAATTGGATGCGTTCTCCAAGCGCATCCCCGATCTGGTGCCGCATGACGAAACGCTCTACGGCTACCTGAAGAGCAACGCAACCACCATCCCCATCAGCAATGTGACCGCTGCGGGCGGCGTGCCCCGGCCTTCGTTCCGCGTGCCCTTCCGGGCGCAGGCGGGCGGAGCCATCTCGCAGGGAACCGGCAATGCCGATTCGCTGGGACGCGGCACCGGCTCGACATGGGCAGCCTTCGCGCTGTCTCCGGTCTTCTACTACTCGACCTGCGAAATCAGCTTTCTGGCGCGCATTTCGACCGAGGGCGCGAAGCGCGGCCTCTTCAACGTGCAGGCGCAGGAGCTGAAGAACACCTTTACCCAGGCGACGCAGGGCCTGGAGGCGCTGCTGCAGGGCGACGGCACCGGAACATTGGACCAGATCCCGTCGTCGGCGACCATCACGGGTACGACCGGAAACGTGTGCACCATCGTGGGCCTGAACAACGCCTTCCGGTTCCAGGACCAGCAGACGGTGCAGTATTTCAGCGCCGTAGGCTCGACGCCGACGCTGATCGGCAGCTTTACCGTCGCCTACGTCGAGCCCGTGACCCAGACGATCACAACCAACGCCGCCGGATGGAGCGCGGCGGCTCCGGTGGCCGGCAACTACCTGGTGGTGAATGGATCGAGCGCCGGAGTAGGCGCGTCGATTCTGGGCCTGGATGCGTGGCTGGTGAACTCGCCGACCGGCTCGATCGGCGGACTGCTGCGGCAGAACTTTGGCGGACGGCTTTCGACCCCGGCGATCAACCTGGGTGGCGCCAGCATTACGCTGAGCACCGGGCTGCGCGCGCTGACGCTGCTGTTGCGGGCGTTGGGGCCGCAGAACCAGGCCGTGAAGAAGGCGGTGTGGTACTGCGGGCCGGACCAGGCGATGCAGATGGCCGAGCTGTATCTGAACTCCATTTACAGCGAGACCAGCCGCAACGCCGGGGACGTGACGCCGGACGTGGCGAAGCGCGAGTGGCCGAAACAGTATGCCGGGCGGCCGGCGCTCGTGGGCATGAACGCCACGCCGGGCGAGTTGAAGCTGTTTACCGCCGATGTCGCGTACCTCGGGGAGCTTCTGCCCCTTGAGCTCTACGACTTTGGCGGAGGCATCACCAGCGCTCCCGTGCCGGATATTGTGAACGGCGGCTATCTGACCTCGACCATGTTTGCCTACGTGAGCGCGCTGAACTTGGCGTTCAGCAACGTGCGCGCGGCGGTGCGGGTGGACGACGCGGCGCAGCCGACGATCTAAAAGACAGCTTTTAGCTGTTAGCTTCTAGCTTTTAGCTCCGAAGTTGGAACCGGGGCTTCTGGCTAGAAGCTAATAGCTAATGGCTAATGGCTGTTTTTACGAGAGGAGGGCCGTGGTGGAGGCTCCGGGGCTTTACCAGAAGGAGTTGGCGCGGTTCGGCAGCGTGGCGGAGGACAAGCCGCGCTACCGGCTGCACTGGATCGGCGACCCCATGCCGGACTTTCCCGAGCACAAATTTGCCTGCCCGTGCGACTGCTGGGCGCTGATCTGGTGGGTGGACAACGACAGCGAGGCTCCCGGCAGCGGCGGCGGCTACGCATTGCTGCAGGCTTTCTACACCCAGGATTGCGGCGTGTTTGTGCCCACCATGCTGGATACCGTGGGCCTGAACCAGCGCGTGGTGGTGATGATGGCCGGCGAGGCGGAGAAGCATCGCCGGGACTTTGCGCGGATCCGGCACGCGCAACTGGAACGGGAGCGGCAGCGGGTGAACGGGGCCCTGAGCAGCCAGATTGCCGACGTGCTGCAGGACGCGATGCCGCAGTTTACGGGGCCGACCAGTTTTGGGGCAAGCGCAGGCGCTTTGCCGACCGTGGTGGAACGGAAGGTGGAGCAGATAGAGAGAAATCTCGCAACCATTACCCGTCGGGCGCGGCAGATGCCGCGGGGCCCGGCAATCAGGCAGCTCAAGGCTGAAGGCTAGAAGCCAGAGGCCGGGAGCTGCTTTCGAGAGGCGGAGGCACATGGCAATCGATGCAACAATCAGCGAGAAAACGGAGCGCGGGCGCGCGGAAGAGCGGCGCCTGATGCAGGAGGCGAACTCGGCCGGCGTGATGCTGACCGACTATTCGCGCGACGCCAACCTGAACCGCCGCCCGGACTTCATGGTGTATGTCTACTCGATCGTGAACCGGCGCTTTGAAGTACACCGGCCGCCGAGCTTCCCGATCATCGTATTCGAGCCCTGCCCGGAGGACGAGGATTACAAGCTGGTGGGAGCGTTCCCTTCGCCGGTGAACGAGATGATCTGGATGGAGGACCGCACCTTCAGCGTGGGCGTGGACGGCGTGTTCTTTACCCGCGGGGTGCTGAACCCGAGCGGGGCCTGGGGCGAGATCGGCGCGGGCGGCGAGATGGAGTGGGCGGCGGCTTCCACCGATTTGACGCGGCGCGGACTGTTTATGAGTATGAGCCAGCCGCCGAAGCCGGGGGAAGTGCGGGCCTGCCGGACGCGGATGGAGACGCACTACCGCTGGTGCCTGAAGACGGCCGACGAGCTGGACCGCGCCAACCGCCGGCGCGAGATTGGGCCGGAGCACCACCTGGCGGCAGACTACTTTGCCTACAAGGCGAACTGGCACTATACCCAGACCGCTCCCACGCCGTGCCCGTACTGCGGCGAGTTGGTGCGGCCGGGTCTGGCCTACCACATGAACAACGCCAACATGATGTGCGTGCTGGATTGGAGGCGCGCGGTGGCGGCCGGCGTGAAGAAGATGGAAGACGTGCCGGTGGCGGAGCGGGGAGAGTGGTGGAAAGACAGTGGTCAGGGGTCAGGGGTCAGGGGTCAGAAAAAGCGCGGCCCGAAGGAGCCGATGGCCGACACTGCGGCGGTGCGGGCCGCAGGGTTGGAAGGTTCCTTGCTGACCGAGGATCCAGGGGACGGGCAAGGCGGAGGGTAAAAGGGTCCGCCTTCGTTCTACGAGCTACGGCGGGACATGGAGTGAAACGTGACGGCGCAGGTGTACCCGAGCATCGAGGACGTGATGAACCTGGCTCGGGTTTACGTGGACGACACGCTGGCCGCGGGCGCCGGAATCACGCTGACCGATGCCGCGCCCGAGACCTTGCCCCTGCTGAACGCTTCGATTGCGCAGATGCAGCGCGACCTGTGGAACCGCTCCGTGCCCACCATGATCCGGGAGACGGTGCTGACGGGCCTGCCGCCCATCAACTCCGCGCTGGGCGTGGGCGCGCCGAATCCGGCGGTGTATCAGGCGCTGACCTACACTGGTTTTAACGATGGGTCGGTGGTGCATACGGGCATCGTGTTGCCGCCCGACCTGCTGGCGCCGATCAAGGTGTGGTTCCGGGCCGGCGGGACGAATTTGACCTTTAGCGAGATGAACGAGGCGGCGAATGGGCTGGCCTCGTTTTACCAGGGGCCCTCGCCGGGGGACTGGGAGTGGCAGGGGGACCAGATTGCGCTGAACGGGGCGACACAGGCGATCGACATGCGGCTGCGCTATCTGGGAACGGTGGCCTATTATCCATCGACCACGCTGCCCGCCAATTTTCCGACGACGTATCTGCCCTTCCGGGACAGCGTGCAGGCGCTGGCCTACCGGCTGGCCTACGATTTTTGCGCGGCGCGGGTGCAGAGCGGCGGGGCGAACGACCTGCTGGCGAACTACCAGAGCTCGATTGACGGGATGGTGCAGCGGCAGGTGCGGCGGATGCAGCATGTGGTGTACGAACGCCAGCCATACGGGTCGAGTGCGATACCTTAGGTTGGTTCGGCTAGAAGCTAAAAGCTAGGAGCTAATGGCTGTTTTTAGGGGGTTCATGGGGTGGGGCGCTTCAACTTGGCCATGCCGGCGCGGCAGGTTCCGGTTACCCGGTTCGAGGGGTTGTTTACGCTTGCCGATCCGCGTGACTTTCCCGAGGGCGCAAGCTGGCTGGCTCAGGATGTGGACTTCACGATCGCTGGCGCCGGACCCCGGCCGGGGCTGACCGGCGAGATCAGCTTCAGCGCCACCCCAGGACAACTGCAATGGTTCACGGCGGCCCTGCTGGGCGCCTTGAATACCCTACTGGCGCAGGACAAGCTGGGCAGTCTGTGGAGCCGGCTGCTGGCGGCGACGGGGCCGCTGAGCCCGATATACAGCGGAATTTTGAACGGCGCGCGGGCGCTGGGGCTGAGCGCGAACCTGCGCGAGTACATCTGCCTGAGCAACGTAAACAATGTAGCCAGCTATCCGCTGCTGCCGACGCCGGGCGTGCTGCAGGGAACGGACCAGCCGCGCAACTACGACGGAATCTTTCTGGACCGGGTGAGCCAGATGGGGCCGGGCGTGGGGCCGGCGGTGGCGACGGTGGAGAGCGCGAATACTCCCGCCGCGCCGGTGCTTTCGTATGTGACCGGCGGCGACCTGCCGGTGCGCACGGCGTGGGTGGTGGTGGCGAACATCTCAGGGGGAGTGCTGGCGCCTTCGGCGGAGGCCAGCATTCTGCTGGGCGCTGGAACAAAACTAGTGGTGGATTCGCCTGCCTCGGCCAGCGGGGTGACCGGCTGGAACGTGTATGTGAGCGAGCAGGAGGCGGGGGCGGAGACGCAGCAGAATACCAGCGCCATCGCCATCGGCACCAACTGGACGGAGCCGGTGACGGGGCTGACGACGACGGGCGTGGCCGCGCCGGTGGCGCAGGTGGCGGCGGGTCCGCGCTACGCGATTGTGTTCTACCTGACCCGCTCCGGTTACCTGACGCCGGCCAGCCCGCCGGTGGCCTTCTCGACCGACGCCGGGACGATCGGGCTGACCTTCAGTAATTTGTGCACGGGGCCGGCCAATGTGCTGCAGCGCATCGTGGCGTGGACGCCGGCGAACGCGGCCATCGGCGGCCCCTATTTCTACGTTCCAGGCACGGTGACGGACGAGAATGGGAACCAGGTTCAGGCCTCGATTGTGCCCGACAATACGACCACCAGCTTCACCATCAACATCAGCGACCAGGTGCTGCTGGAGGGCGTGAATGTCTCCGGCGTGGACGAGGGCGGCAATGCGGTAACGGGGAACAACCTGTTCACCGTGCGGGAGCTGGGCGAGCCGGTGAAGGGCGAGCAGTACGCGGGGCGCACCTTTTTTATGGGCTGCCGCAACAAGGTGGACCAGTTCCTGAATACCACCTTCGATGGCGGAGGATCGGCGGCGAATCCCGTCTCGGGCTGGACGCCGCAGTCGCCGGACGGGAGCCAGACCCACGAACTGGTGACAAGCCCCATCTTCGGGTTCAGCTACTACTACAAGAACGGCTCGGCCGGGACAGTGAATCCCTCGCCGCAGGCCGGGAACCTGGCGGCGCTGGACATGATTGCGCAGCCCGCGGCGCAGACGGCCTTTGGCACGCCGATTCTGATACAGGGACGGCGCTACGGGGTGCGGGCGACGGTATGGTCGCCGGGGGGCAACGCCACGGGCGAGGTGTGGATCGGGTTCGCCAGCGCGATAACGAACGAGATGGATGTTTACCGGATCCCGGCGAGCCGCCTGACGACGGAGCCGCAGGAGTTCATTGGGCCGCTGGGTTCGCCGGCAACCGGAGGATGGCTGAGCTTTCCCGTAGAAATCAGTCCTGGCGTCTATGCAGGGCTGGTGGGGCCTGGGGCAAGCGCGGCAACGCAAATCTATGCAGGAACAAACGTCGCCAGCGCTGCCACGACCTCCGATAGCACGGGAAGCATGGAGGCCTCCGGCGCATATCCGCCATTCAATCTCGGTACGACCTGCAAGGCGACGTTGACCTTCAATGATTTTGTCATGCCGGCGCTTCCCGCAGGGGCCATCGTGACGGCAGTCCAGTACCAAGTCAGCTACACGGGCACGTTTGCGACCGATAATCCTGGCGCCGCATACTCCGCTACGAATCAGAACGATGCCGACATTGGCCTTCCCGCTCTGCCCTCTTCGGGAACCTGGACGAGCTCCAGTTTCACCACCGACACATCGTTTTTGAGCGGCGCGCTGATCACGTTCGAAATGGGGAATACAAGCCAGTTTGCAAACTTCACGGGCAGTCTGTCTATCTTTTCCGTAGGCTACCTGGTGACCTTCTCTTCGCCGACCGCGCCGGTTTACAATCCGACGGTCACGCGGTTCAATACCATCCCCCCCGATCTGAAGCTGGTGGCGATTCCGGTGGGCTGGCCGGCCGGGGCGGACCTGGAGATCGACCGCATTGAGATCTTCGATTGGGACCAGCCGGTGCTGCAGAACCAGGTGGTGGCCAGCTACGGCGCGCAGCCGGAGGCCTTCGACGGGGTGACGGGGCTGATCGACATCTTGAACTACACCACGGACCCCATCACCAACATCTTCCGCTTCCTGAACCAGCTCTACATCTGCACGGCGACGCGCTGGTTTGCCACGCAGGACAACGGCACCACGGAGCCGGATGACTGGACGCTGAGCGAGGTATCGAACGCGGTGGGATGCCTGGGACCGATGGCGGCGGACGTGGGCGAGGAGTTTGTATTGGCCGCGGACCTGCGCGGGTTGTGGATCTTCGACGGCGGCAGCCACGTAAAGCTGAGCCAGGAGGTGCAGGATCTGTGGGATTCGCTGAATTTTGCGCTGAGCGCGGGCTTCTGGCTGGTCAACGACCGGCACCGGCAGCGCGTGCTGTTTGGCTGCGCGTTGCCTACGCCCGGAAACTATACGCGGTTGCCCGCAGCTACGCCTACGCAGAACAACGTGACGCTGCTGTGCAGCTACCTGACGCTGGCGCCGGGATCGACGATCGCCATGAGTCCGGGCGTCACGGTGAGCGCGTTCACCGGGCAGGTGATCAGCCGGGAGGGTGGCAGGAAGTGGGCGGTATGGTCGATTCCCGCGTGGTATGGGGAGTTTATGCCGCAGGGGAACGGCAGCGAGGCGCTGTGGCTGGGATCGGGCAAGACGGCGAAGATTTACTTTCTGGATGCCGCGAATTCGACCGACGACGGCGCGGCGATTGCAGAGGCTTACGGGACCAGCAACTTCAGTGACACGCAGACCGAGCAGAACCTGCAACTGGGCAGCGCGCGCAAGATATACGGGCCGATTTCGGTGCTCATGGATGTGATGGGGCAGTTCAAGCTGTCGATCTTCCCGGAGACGCAGTTGAATCCGAACCCGGTAGTGCTGCCGCTGCTGGGCGGGGAAAGCCCGGCGCTGGGCGACACGTTTTTGCCGGTGAGCGTGCCGGGGAACCGGGTGTTTCTGCTGTTCGAGACGGATGGGCTGGTGAGCGAGGAGGGCGTGGGCTCGAGCTTTACGCTGCGGCGGATTGTGATGGGAGCGCAGCCGCACCCGCGGATTCCGGTGACGGGGAGGCTTGGGTAAGACAGGTTTCAGGGGTCAGGTTTCAGGTTTCAGGAGTCAGAAGGGCGCGAAACGTGAAGATACGCGAATGGAAGCCGGAGGACAACGGGGCGGTACGGGTGATCCATGACCTGATGGAGACCGGCTACCGGTTGCCGAATGTGGACGCGCCGTTGTTCCGGCTGAAGCGCGTGGTGGAGAGCGACAGCGGCGAGGTGGTGGGGGCGGCGGCGGTGAAGCCGGTGGGGGAGTGCTTTTTATGGGTTGCGCAGGATCTGCCTCCGGTCTTGCGCGCGCGGGCCTTTCGCCGGTTGATGGGGGAGGCCCGCGTTCAGGCGAGCGCGGCGGGATACGACGAGTTGACGGCATGGATTCCGCCGCACATACAGGCGAATTTTGGGTGGGCGCTTAGCCGGGCAGGATGGACCATGAGCCCGTGGCGGAGCTGGAGCGTGAGGATATGACGAAGACAGGGACCAAGGGACCGAGGGAACAAGGGAACGAGAACGGTCTGCGGCGGATCAGCACGCGGGTGGTGGTGGACATGGAGACCGGCGCAGTGCTGGAGCGCGAAAGCCTCCAGTATTGCGGGCCGGTGGCGCTGTGCGACCGCAGCGTGCAGAATGCCGCCAGCACCGCTGCGTCGACGGAAGGCACGCAGGCGTCGGGGATCGGCAGCTACATGACGCCGCTGCTGGAGAGCTGGGCGGGCGGGAACGCTCCCGGCTATGGGCAGGGCGCGGTGAACCAAATGACGGCGGCTGCGCAGACGGCGGCGGGAAGCGCTTCGAATGCTGCGCAGCAAGGCGGACTGCTGCGGGCGCTGCGCACCGGGAATGCGGCCGGCGTGGCGGCCGGAGACGTGGCCGGGGCGGTGGGCGCGGGCCAGAACCAGACGCAGGCGGTGGAGGATATACTGAGCCAGAATGCGCAACTGAAGGCGCAGCAGCAGACCGGAGCGCTGAACATGCTGGGATCGCTCTACGGGACGGATGTGACGGGGCAGACGAACAATTTGAACACGCAGCTCAAGGCCGGTCAGAGCGGATGGCTGCAACAGTGGGGAGGTCCATTGCTCTCCACTTTGACGGGAGTTCCGGGGATTGGTTTGACGAGGGAATAGGCGATGACAAACGTGCTGGCATTGTTGGGGCTGAATCAGCCGCGGCTGCTGCCAAAGGTCGGTGCTGTGGACAGCGCGCCGCCGCAACTGCCTTCCGAGGCGGCTGTGACCGCCGCTCGGACGCCCTCGGTGCTGCCGCGAGTAGGGATGGTGACCGCCGAGCCGCAGTATCTCCCTCCCGACGCGGCGATGGGCGCGACGGACACGGTACCGCTGCTGCCGCATGTAGGATCGGCGATGCCGCAGGTAACGAACCCGCTAGAGCAGCAGATCGAGCGCCAGCAGGCGCTGGTGGGGCGCGATTTGACGCCGCAGGCGCCATGGAGCGAACTTTCCCGCGGGGGCAAGGCGTCGCGCATTTTGGGGATGATTGTACCGGGCGCGATGGCGCGGATTCCTGGAACGGAGATCAATAGGCAGGCGCGGCTGGGACAGGACATGGGCGCGCTGGAAAAGCTGAGCGGGCTGGAGAGCCAGGCGCAGACGCAGGCGCGAGGCGAGGAGGAGGTGGGGCTGCGGCGGCAGCAGGTGGCGGACGAGGACACGCTGAGCCAGCAGGAGCAGGAGCGGCTGAACGCGCCGCAGTGGCAGCACCTGGCGACCGATCAGGGCATGTTTCGCTTTGACCCCAAGAGCGGCAAGCTGGAGCCGTTGACCTTTAACGGGCAGCCGCTGATGGGGCCGACGGCGCAGCGGGAGCACACGCCAGAGCAGGCGGCCTTTGATGCGTATGTGAAGGGCGGCATGACGCCGGAGCAGGCATGGGAGAAGGTGCGGGAGAAGCCGGCGGCCGGAGGCGGCGCGGGCGCCGGAAGGGGCGATACAACGCGCCCTGGCGGCGCGGACAATCCGAAGTGGACTTATACGCAGCGGGCGGCCGCCTATAAGGCATATGAGCCGGCGATGGATTCTGCCGAGCGGTTTAATGTGATGGCCGATAACTACACCAAAGGGGTGAAAGGAAACGATCAGCAGGCCATGCTGAGCCTGCTGGCGAATCATCTGGGCATGACCATGAGCTTGCAAAAGGGTGCGCGGTTGAATCAGGCGATCATCCGGGAAGCACAGCAGTCGCGGCCATGGTTGCAGGGGATCAAGGCGCAATTCGACAAGGATGGCTACCTGACCGGGGTCACTCTGAGCCCGCAGCAGATGCGGCAGATGGTGGACCTGGCGCGAGAGCGATACGGCGAGGATGTGCGCAAGGCAACCAGTGAAGCGAATTACCTTGGTGTGCAGGGCGCTGGTCCCGAACGGGAACCCGGCGAGGCGACGATTGGATATTACACGGCGCTGGCCGGCGGTGACCCTGCCAAGGCGAAGGCGCTGGCGCAGGCGGATGGATGGACGATCCAGTGAGGTTGAGCGATGCCGGATAAGTGGGAGCAGGCGGCTGCGGCATACAAACAGGGCGGCGGGGGCTCGGCTGCGGATGCGGCTGCGCCTACGGGCGGCGGGGACGACTGGAAGATTTGGACCGTGAACGCGCCGGAGGTGAAGCCGCCGAGCCTGATGGATCGGGCGGAGACCGCGGGGCGCAGCCTGATGGGCGGGGCGGGCGATTTGCTGACCGGCGCTGCCCTCGGCGTGGGAAACGACGTCACCGGATTGCTGCACCTGGCGACAAAGCCGTTTCTCAGCCCGGAGCAATACGAGGCGCGCGGCGAAAGGATCAAGCAACTGCTGACCCCGGAGAACACGACCCAGGCGGTGGGAAAGGGCGGGGAACAGGCCGCGGAGTTTCTTGCGCCCGGATTGGGGGAAGAGAACGCGCTGCGGCTGCTGCCAAAGATTGCCGAGGATGCACCGCTGCTGCTGCGCATGGCGCGGCCGGCGGCGAGGCTGGGCTACCAGGCGCTGACAACGGGCGCGGTGAACAAGGCGCAGGGAGGCGGGTTTGGGACCGGCGCGGCCATGGGCGCTGGCGGCGGGGCGCTGGGAGAGATTGGAAAGGCTGCGGCGCCGTATCTGGCCGAAAGCGCGCTGGGAACGCGGTTGCTGGAGCGTGGTGGCGGGCGGACTGGCGGAGCGATCGGCAAGGCGGCGCTGGAGGAGACCAGGGGGCTGACGCCGGAGGCGGTTGAGAAGTCGGCGAGCGAAAAAATAGGATCGCTCTACAAGGAGCGGCAGGGATTGCTGGAAAGCGCCAGCGAGCGGCCTGCTTCGCTTGCCAAACCGCGCGATTTCCTGAGCGAGGCGCAGGGCCGTTTTGGGCCGCTCGAAGGCGGCGGCATGGCGGCGCGGGAGCCTTACGGCCAGATCGGCGAGATGCGCAAGTCGCTCCTGAAGCAGCCCAAGAAGATGGGTGGCGGCGCGATCCCGGAGGAGCTGACGCCGGCTGACTATGGACGGCTGCAACAGGGATTCAGCAGGAACAACCTCTCCTGGAGCCCGGTGCGCACGCTGGATAAAGAGGCCATGGGCGCCGGGAGGCGGGCTTACGGGCTGATGACCGAGGAGCTGGAGCGCACGGCCCCGGAGAGCGTGCCACTGAATCGCCGCATCGCCAACCTGATCCCGGTGGAAGAGGGCGCAGGACGGCGCGCGCTGAGTATGCCGCTGGCGCAGCGGGTGATGGGAAGGTTTGGCGCGAGGACAGGCGCATTGACCCTGGGCGGCGGGGTGGGCTACGAGAAAGGGGGCCTGCCGGGGGCCGTGATTGGGGCCGGAGCGGGCGCGGTTGCTCCGGAGCTGCTTTGGAGCCCGACGGCACAGATGACGGGCGCGCGGCTGCTGTATCGGGCCGCGCCCAGGTTCCTGCTGCCGGCGGCGGCGGGCGGCGTGTTGCAGTTGGATCGCAGCCAACCGTAGCGTGTGGTAGGATGCAATTGCCGACGAAGCCGGGTGACGCGAGAAGCTAGGCTTCGCCGGACACAACCGAAAGGTTTACCGAGGAGGGTTTTTCCATGGCGCTTCCAAGTCTAACAACGACCATCAATCCTTACCCGACGGGCAGGGACAAGACGCAGAAATGGCAGATTTACAAGGGCAAGATCGTGATCGGGTCCGGGGGACTCTACGCGACGAACGGCCTCCCCTGGAAGCTGACGGGGGCGGCGGTGCTGACCAACAGCCTGCCGGACTGGGTGGAGGCTTATTCGCTGACCACCGGCTACACCTACAAGTGGGATCCGGTGAACCAGACCTGGCGGATCTACGAGTCGGGCGCGGCCACGGGAACGATTTCAGCTCCCACGCTGACCATGGACAGCTATACGCCGGCAGGCACGAATGCGGCGCCCACGCTGACCATGGACAGCTATACGCCCGCCGGAAGCGTGGCCGCGCCGACGATTTCGGTTGCGGCCGGGACGCCGGCCACGAACCCGGTTGGTGCGGGCGCAACGAGCGGGAACACGGACCTGGTGGCCACCGACGCGGTAACAATCAACAGCGGGATCTCCGCGCCGGCGTTCACCGGCACGGCGGACACGCTAACCGGGACCAACAGCGCGCCGGCGTTCACCGGCACGGCGCACACTTTGACCGGCAGCATTTCAGCGCCGACCTTCACTGGAAGCGGCATGGAAGGGCTGGTGGAGTTGGGCAACGGCGCCAGCGTGGCGGCAGACACCATCTACTTCCGGGCGGAGTGCGCTAGCAACTGAAACAGTGGTCAGTGATCAGTGGTCAGTGGTCAGACGTGCGCGGTGTGGGCCTCTGGTCACTGAACATTGAACACTGAACACTGAACACTGCCATGCCCAAGATTCCTGCCATCTCGCTGTCGCGCTACGCGGCCAACCTGCGGGGCATTCCCGGAGGTAACTGGAGCGCGCTTGCGCTGGAGGAGGCGGAGCGCAAGATCAACCAGATCATCGGCGCGATCAACGGGCCGGAAACGGCCGCCTCCGCCAAGGCTTCGGCGAGCCAAGGCGCCGCAGCGGCAGCGCAGGGCAGTGGTATTACGCAGCTCACGGGCGACGTGCTGGCTGGACCCGGGAGCGGGGCGCAGCCTGCAACCTTGCCGCCGAGCGGGGTGACGGCAGGCAGTTACACGAACACCAACCTGACCGTGGACGCCAAGGGCCTGGTGACGGCGGCGGCGAATGGCAGCGCCGGAGTTGGGACGGTGACCAGCGTGGGTCTGACTATGCCCGCCGAATTTTCCGTAGCTGGATCGCCGGTGACGGGCAGCGGAACCCTGACGGTGACGAAGGCCAACGAGGGCGCCAACACGGTGTATGCCGGACCATCGTCGGGGTCCGCCGCGGCTCCTACGTTTCGCAGCATGGCCCCGGCGGATCTGCCGGTGGCTACGACATCTGCGTTGGGTGCGGTGAAGCCGGACGGGACCACGATCACTATCGCATCGGGCGAGATCAGCGCGGTGAGCGGCGCGAGCGGTATCGATCAACTGACGGGCGATGTGACGGCTGGGCCGGGAAGCGGGAGCCAGGCGGCCACACTGGCCGCGAGCGGGGTGACGGCTGGCAGCTACACGAACACCAACCTGACCGTGGACGCCAAGGGCCGGGTGACGGCGGCGGCGAATGGGTCGGGCGCAGGTACATTCATTGAGGAGGTTATCGCCTTCACTGGGACATCGGGAGCTTTCGCTCATGCGCCGGTGCGTCTCTATGGTCTCTACCGCAACGGAGTTCGGATGTCTTCGCTTGCGGGCACTCCGGCAATCCAAAAGTTCAGCGCCATCGGTACGGCGATTACACTGTCAACAGCAGCGGGAGGAAGCGATGTTTTCATTGCGGTCTATGTGTATTAAGCTGGCGGTCCTCTTGATCGCCCTTGCGGCCACGGCGGCGAACGCCCAGATCGACCCGAACCAGATTGACTGGCCCACGGGAGCCTCTCTTTGCGTCTACGCGCCGGGAACGAATACCTGTGTGACGAACGTGCCGACGGCAACGAATCTGGCGGGAACGGGCGTCGATTATGCGCCTTATCAATCGGCGTCAGCAACAACTGGATACATCCCGGCTCCTACAACGAGCGGCCACACTTATGTGTATGCGTGGCAGCCTGGCGGCTCTGCGGTGGCTCCAACAGCCGTTGATGCCAATACACTCGCTGTCAATTCGGCCAACACTGCGACAACGGCGACAAATTTGGCATCCTATCCGTCGCTCTGTACTGGAAGCCAATTCTCGCAGGGGCTTTCCTCGGGCAGCAATAATTGCGCCACGCCGGCAGGCGGCAGCGGCAATTATGTGAACCTTGGCGCATCGGTGTCGGCCTCCGGTTGTTCCATGAGCGGTTCGGCGCCCTATATCTGCACCGTAACAGGCTCTTCTGTATCGAGCATCACCATCTCTTCGATCCCCGGAACCTATCTGAATTTGAAAATTTGGTTTGAAGGCACCACGGACCAAACAGCCGCAGAAAACGTGTTGCTGCGATTCAACTCGGACGCTGGCAGCAATTACGACTACCGGCAGATTTATTCCTACGCGAACACTGGCTCCGGGACAGGCGTTCTCAGTTATGGAGCACAAGCCACAACTTCCATGGCTATTTGTGCTGCTGGGCAAACGGGCAGCTACTACACCGGCGAATGCGAAATCACGGTCACGGGATACGCCAACACAAATTGGTCCAAGGGAGTACACAGTGTCGATTCTGGTGCGTCTGGCAGCCCGACCTACCAGGGTACTTTTGCAGAGGGGGGAACGTGGCGCAGCACGGCCGCTATCACAAGTTTTACTTTGCTGCCGGGAGCAGGGAAATTTTCAGTGAACGACACGGTAGCGATCTACGGGACGAACTGATGAAAAAGCTGACCTTCAAGCGCGTTCTTCGCATCATCACCGGGCTGCTGCTGGCCGGGGCCATCGCGCACGCGCAGACGGCGCTGCCGACGGCTACTCGGGTCCAGGTGAACCTGACCTGGGATGCGCCCACGAACTCGCCCGATCCGGTC